TGATGAACCAGAGGACATTAGATATTTTAAATCCAAGCGCAATGCTGGGTTTTATAACGTATAAGGAAAGTATATGGCAATCGACAAGGGTTTATATCAAGCTCCCCAAGGTATCGCAGACGCACAGGATAGTCCAATAGAAATTGAGATTGTTGACCCTGAAAAAGTTTCTATTACTGCAGATGGCATGGAACTCGATATTGAACCCGGCGGCGACGAAGATTTTAGTAAAAATTTAGCCGAGGAAATGAGCGATAGCGAATTACAGACTTTAGGTTCTGAATTAATTGCTCTAGTTGATTCTGATATTTCTGCCCGTAAAGATTGGACAGATACTTATGTTGATGGACTCAAGTTATTGGGTCTTAAATATGAAGAAACGACGGAACCGTGGGCGGGCGCATGTGGCATTTACCACCCTATGTTATCTGAGGCGGTTGTACGNTTTCAATCGGAAGCAATTATGGAAACTTTNCCCGCTCAAGGACCAGTCAAGACGCAGATTATTGGAAAAGAGACTACAAAAAAGAAGGAAGCATCAGTAAGAGTTTCCGAAGATATGAATTACAAACTTACAGAGCAAATGACAGAGTATCGTCCTGAGCACGAAAAGTTATTGTGGAACTTACCTATTGCCGGTTCAGCGTTTAAAAAAGTTTACTATGACCCAAGCCTTGACCGCCAAGTAGCAATGTTTATTCCAGCAGAAGACTTTATCGTTCCTTATGGTGCAAGCAATCTGGATACTGCGGAGCGTATGACCCACGTTATGCGCAAAACCAAAAACGATATTAAAAAATTACAAGTAGCAGGGTTTTATCGTGATGTTGATTTAGGTGAGCCGCTTAATGTTCTTGATGATATTGAAAAGCGCAAAGCCGAAGAACAAGGGTTTACAGCGACTAACGATAATCGTTACCGTATCCTTGAAATGCACATTGATTATAATTTACCGGGATTTGAAGACAAAGATAAGAAGGGCAATGAAACTGGTGTTGCACTACCATACGTCATAACTATGGATAAAGGCACCGGAACGGTGCTAGCTATTCGTCGCAACTGGTATGAAGATGATACATTGAAGCTGAAACGGATTCACTTTGTTCACTACCAATACGTACCGGGATTTGGATTTTATGGATATGGACTTATTCACCTCATTGGCGGATATGCTAGAAGCGCTACTAGTATTGTTCGCCAGCTTGTTGATGCTGGGACCTTGTCCAATTTACCGGGCGGCCTTAAATCCCGAGGGCTTCGAGTCAAAGGCGACGACACACCAATTAGCCCCGGAGAGTTCCGAGACGTAGACGTACCCTCTGGTACGATTAAAGACAACGTTATGCTCTTACCATACAAAGAGCCAAGTCAAACGCTGTTTCAACTGTTTAATCAAATTGTTACAGAAGGCCGTAACTTTATTTCTGCTGGAGATTTACAGGTATCAGACATGGGCGGCAACGCACCTGTGGGTACAACCTTAGCTATTTTAGAACGTACGCTTAAGGTAATGAGCGCAATTCAAGCTCGTTTGCATTATTCAATGAAACAAGAATTTCGTTTATTGAAAGTTATTATTGCGGACTATACTCCAGAAGAATATGACTACGAGCCAGAAGAAGGCGAACCTTCAGCCAAGAAAAGCGATTACGACGATGTTGAAGTTATTCCAGTATCTGACCCTAATGCCAGTACGATGGCACAGAAGATTGTGCAATATCAAGCAGTTCTTCAGTTGGCCCAACAAGCACCACAGCTATATAACTTACCGCTTTTGCACCGCCAGATGATTGAAATATTAGGTATTAAAAATGCAACTAAATTAATACCAATGTCAGATGACCAGAAGCCAACAGACCCAGTAACTGAAAACCAAAACGTTCTAATGATGAAACCAGTCAAAGCGTTTAGCTATCAAGACCATGAGTCTCATATTGCAGTACATATGTCGGCTATGCAAGACCCCAAAATTATTTCGCTTTTACAAGGTAACCCACAGGCACCACAGCTACAAGCACAAATGATGGCCCACGTAAACGAGCACATTGGATTCCAATACCGTAGAGAGATTGAAAAACAATTAGGCACAAATATGCCTCCGCAGCAAATGGACGATGAAAACGAGGAAGAAGACGTTAACATGACTCCAGAAATGGAAGCTCGCATGTCACCGATGTTGGCACAGGCTGCTCAACAACTATTGGCGCAGAATAAGCAAGCTGCAGCGCAGCAACAAGCCCAACAGCAAGCACAAGACCCAATCATTCAAATGCAAATGCAAGAGTTACAACTCAAAGCACAAGAGCAACAACGCAAGGCCAANAAAGACCAAGATGATATGGCCGTTAAGATGAAACAGTTGGATATTGAAGCGCAACGTATTAAGTCACAACAACTTATTTCTGCTGGGCAAATGGCAGTTACCAGCACAATAAATACACAAAAACTTAAAGCGCAACAACGCCAAGCTGGGGCTAAGATGGCGGTTGATATGCTAAGCAGTCATGCCCAAAGAGGACATGAAATGAACAAGCAAAGTGACCAACAAGCACATCAACAAATTTTAGCCGACAACCAAATAGAAGCACAAACCGCTAAAAAGGAAAATAAATGACCGAGTATGAATATGTGCGACTCGAGCTACAGAAAGAAGTAAATAGTAAATCAGAATTCATTGCTTCAGGCAATTGCAAAACGTTTGACGAGTACAAACATGTAACAGGGGTTATCCGGGGTCTTACCCTTGCTATAGAAACTATTAAAGACCGCGAGCAAAAGTTAGAGGATAGTGATGAGTGAATTGTTGATTAGCGATGCAATGGGTAATATATCGCAACTACCGGAAAAAGCCGAGNAAAAAGTAACACAATTACCCAAGCCTGCTGGTTACCATATTTTATGTATGGTTCCAGAAGTAGAAGACGAGTATGAAAGCGGGATTGTTAAGGCGGATACTGTTATGAAATACGAGGAAATTTTAACTCCTGTGTTATTTGTAATGGATATTGGCCCTGACGCTTATGCAGATAAAGAGCGCTTTCCTAGTGGTCCTTTATGTAAAGTAGGTGATTTTGTATTAATTCGCCCTAACTCTGGTTCAAGATTAAGAATTCATGGTCGGGAATTTAGGATTATTAATGATGATAGCGTAGAAGCTGTTGTTCAAGACCCCCGCGGAATTTCGCGAGCATAAGGAGACTTAAATGGCAATAGAAGAATTTGGAGCCGCCGTATTTAAAGACGGCAAGATGGTTTCAATAGAAAACGAAACAGATACTTTTGAATTTCCAGACGAAATAGCGGAAAAAGAAACTAAGGGTAAACCCGTAGATAAAGCAGAAGCTGCCCCCGAAATAGACATTGAAATCGTTGACGATACCCCCGAAAAGGACCGAGGACGAAAAAAAATGGTCAAACCTCCAGAAGAGGTTACGGACGATGAGCTTGAATCTTATGACGAAAAGGTTCAGCGCCGCATTAAAAAACTGGGTAAGGGATACCACGACGAGCGTAGAGCTAAGGAAGAAGCCCTCCGTATGCGCGAAGAAGCCGTTCGTGCAGCCCAAGCGCTGGTTGAGGAGAATAAAAAACTCCAGTCTCAACTACACGAAGGCAGCAAGATTTTTATTGAACAAGGTAAAACTGGTGCTGAGATTCAGTTAGGTGCTGCCAAAAAAGCATATAGGGATGCCTATGATGCAGGAGATGGCGAAGCACTTGTAGAGGCCCAGCAAAAAATTGCGGAAGCTACGCTTAAGCTAGATAGAGCGCAAAACTTACGTCCAATTGAGCCTACAGAGTCTCCAGTTAAAGTCCCAGAATCCATACCAGAACAGCCAGCGCAAGACCCCAAACTAACAAGTTGGCTGGATAATAACTCGTGGTATGGTGGTGAAACCCCCGAAGAAGACGAAATGACCGGTTTAGCAATTACCGTTCATAACCGCCTTGCAAGGGAGTTTGGAGAAAAATATGTTGGAACAAGCGAGTACTATGAAAAAATTAGTAGTACAATTCAAAAAAGATTCCCCGACTATTTCGGGAGCGATGAAGAAATTGAAACACAAACTCCGGTTAAAGAGGAA